CAGTGAATAGGCGGATTAGCGCGCGGACGGCATCGGCACTCTGGTTAACCGCAGCCGTTAGATCGGTGAACGTTCCGGCAGCGGCGGTGATCACTGACTTCAGAACAGCTGTCAGGCCGGCATCGCCGATCGCCTGGATAAACCCCTGGAATGCAGATGTAGCTCTAAACACGGCACCGAGTAGCGACTCGTCCAGAGCGGCCGCTGTTGCGGCTGCTGATCCTCCGGCTTCATCAAGTGCATCCGAAAGGCCCTGGATGCTGGGGATTTGCTTCACCAGAGCATTGAAGGCAGTAACGCCCTCAACCCCGAAGAGCTTTACCTTTTGGGCGTTCGAGAGATTGGCATCTCCGAGAGTTTCAAGCACAGGGATCAAGCCACGGGTCGATACTTCAACGTCATCGACAGATAGACCGACAGCCTCCAGAGCCTTTGTGACCTCTGTCGTGCCACTCTCAAGGCGGAGAAGCACGTTGCGGAGGCCGGTACCTGCCTGCTCGGCTCGCAGACCGCTGCTAACGAGAAGACCAAGAGCTGCAACCGTCGTTTCGAGCGAAATGCCGAAGTCAGATGCCACGGCACCGGATTGGCGCAATCCGACAGCAAGCTGGTCGACATTGGCGAGCGTGCTTTGCGAAGCCTTAGTGAGGACGTCCACCACTCGGCCAGCGTTCTCAGCCTCGATGCTGAACTGTGCCATTGTCGAAACTGTGATCTGCGTAGAGCGAGCCAGTTCCAGCTGCCCAGCGATCGCCAGATTCAGAGTGGCGTCGATGGCAGCGATGGCTTCTCGGGCCGAAAGGCCAGCTTGAGCAAGCGCCTGAAGGCCCTCGGCTGCTTGCGTCCCGGTGAACCTCGTGGTTTCGCCGAGGCTGGTAGCTTTCTGCCGCAGAGCATCGAACTCCCGCCCAGTCGCACCGGCAACCTGCCCGACCAAACGGATCTTCTCATCGAAGCCGCCGAGAAGTGTTATTGCGCTCCTGAACGCTGTCGCTATGCCAAGGCCAGCAACTGCCGTCTTGATTTTCCCCAACCCTGCGGCAGCACCGCCGGCAGCTGCGGTCGTCGCGTTCAGATTGGCAGTGGTATCCCTAAGTCCCTTTTGGTCGATCTTGAGGTTCTGGCCAGCCTGTTGGGCAGATGTGCCGAGCGTTCCAAGCTGACTTTTTACGCGGGTAATGCCGGCGTCAAAATCACTCGTGTCGAGCGTTACCTTGATGGTCGGCATTATGGTCCCCCGCGAAACCTTCCTTCAACCGCGGCGACCGCCGGGTCCACGATTCCCTGGGGAGCTTGAGCGCTGCTACCTTGGTCCAGATAGACAATGTACTCAACCGAGTTGTGAATAGTGATGTCGCCTGCACCGGGTTGCCACCGCTGAATCGCACCGTCGCCTTGGGGTGATCCAGGGCTTTCCCGAGACCCGATCACGCGCCCCGTGATCGAGCCAATTTCAGGGATCCAGTTGTTGCGTGCATGCCCGGTGTCTACCGGCGTCCCGACCTGGATCACCTGAAGTAGGGTGCTGCCGACCTCGACGATGAACTTGCCGTATTCGCGGCTAAAAAACTCGAGATCTTGCTCGATGCCGTTGACGGTGATGGTCAGCGCCATCGCCTAGGGCATCCAGCCAAGCCAATCGAGGACGTGGATGGTGCCAATAGCGAAGACAAACCAAAGGCCGATCAAGCAAGAGATCGCCACCACATTGGCGATAATCGACGGGATCACGATGTCCCAAGCCCGGTCTTGCCACGCCTCGCGGAATGAGCGCACATCAGTTCCGAAGATGTAATCGAGGTAACGCTTGATCGGCGTCCAGATCATCAACTCGGATCCGGCAGATCGAAGTGGAAGGCAAGCGCTGCTCGGGAATGCTTGAACCCATCGGGGTTGCGGCCGAAGTCTCGCGTCCAGAACCGCACGGGCCGCAGCGCCGCCGGCAGCACCGCGCGCATCGCGTTGCGCAGATCTAGCTTGATGATGTTGTGCTGATTGGTGGCAAGCTCGGGCAACGGCGTGAACAGATCGACCGTGAAGAGGCCGATCACTACATCAGCTATCCCGATGGCAGAGTCGAAGCCGTCGACGTCTGTTAGTGCCAGCCTGATCCATTGCTGGCGCCCATGCGCCGGCGGGTCGCCATCGGGCCATTGCACGCGGGTCGTTTGCGACCAGGTCGGCTGTCGCGTGGTCCATTGCGCTTTGAACGCGGTCAGAACCTCGCCGTGCAGGGTCTCGTAATCAGCGCTCATGCCCGAAGCCTGAGCTCGTAGACTTCGGCAGTATCACCGACGAACGTTGGCGTGACGTGGTTCACGGCGTAGGTCGTGCCCTCCCATGTGACCTGGTTGACCGTCGTGGGCACGGTCGTGCCGAGACCTTCGCGCAGCAGGATGCACTGGACGTCACCCTGCTGGATCGTCTCGCCGTTGATCTCGCGGACCGTGTAGAGCTCCACCAATCCGACCAGCTCGAGATCAACGGGGACGTTCACCGTTCCCAGCCAAGGCTGCGAGGCGTCGCGCAAGACCGTCGAGATGGTGCGAAGTATGATCGACTGACCGATCTGATCGTCAGGATTTTCCAGCTTAGCTTGGAGCGTCTTCAGGCCGTCCTGGATGCGTTCTGTTGTGGTCGCCATCAGCCACGGCCCGCATCGCCGAAGCTGACCCCACTCGAATCCGCGATCGAGCTGAGGAACGGTGCCAGGAGCAGATCGACCTCGGGCATCTTCGGAATGGTATCATCGCCTGGCGTGTCCTTGGGCGACGCAAACTTGGTGATCAGTGTGATTGGTCCGACCTCGATCTCATCGTGCGTGACAGCGCCCCTGCCACCCGGCAGATCTGGGTCGGGCACTATGTCGGCCCGAGCCAAGGCACGGAGCGCATAGAGACAAACCGCCTTCTGGATCGTGTCTGGAACCACGTCGTTATCGATCAGGAATCCATGCACATAGAGGTAGTCCCGAGGGAACGAGAGCAGTTGCGTCACAATGGTTCGGGATCCGTTGATGTTCAAACCGTGCGCCTGCTCGAACCAATCAGTCGCTCGCACGAGCGCCGCCTCCTTGGCGGCAACGGTGCCAACCCATCGCGCTTCGCGCCGATCGGCAAAGAAGCTGTCGGCAAAGGCGATCGACACCAGGCTGTTGGCGCTGGCGACGACCGTCCCGTCTTCAACCACGAACGCCATCAGCTGCCCCCGATGAACTGAACTGTCGAATTGGCGGCGAGCGCAGAGACCTCGGCCGCGGACAGCTCGCGTTGCCAGATGCTGATCGCGTAGATCTTGCCGTTTAGATTATGGCCCGGGTTCTGATCGTTCCGACCGAAGAGAAACAGATCACGCGAGCCATCGGAATTGAACACGGGCGTCGAAGCATCACCCGTAACGTCGAGACCCTGCTTGACCCCGTCGAAATAAAAGCGGTGCGTCGTGCCCATCCGAGTCCAGACCAGCCAATGCCCATTGGTGTCATCCGGCCACATATCGCTGCCACTGGTATTGGCAACCGTAATCAGCGTGTTGCCGTCACTCCATCGCGCCTCGGCCCCGGCCGAGGTCGTTCCCTCGCGGCCCCAGCTCAACGAAGCAAAAGGTGAACTCCACCCAGGGTCGAACCAGGGCACGCAACAGATCATCGCGTTAGATTCGGCAGAATCGACCGCGATATAGGCCCCAATCGAAAAAGATTCCCCAATCCCGCGCAAGGCAGCCGAGCGAAAGAAGACCAGATCGGCAGCGGCTGGCGAGTTAAACGATTTCCATCCGATATCGGGATGATCAGCGCTGAGATCTGCTGATCCAAGCAGTGTCGCTGGTCGCCGTTTGATCAAATCGACGCCAAGCAATGGGCTGCCGGCCGGATGACTGCCGCAGCAGAACAAAAGCGATCGATTGATCTCCTGTCCGGGATCGATATCGCCCGGCAACAAACCGATTCGGGTGGGATTAACCGGAACATCCTGACCTTGGGCGAACAGTCGCTGTTGCCGCTTTCTCTGCGCGTTGAGAAAGAGCGCCGTCGATCGCCCGGTTCGCTGACTTGGAACCAGGGGCATCTCTTAAGTCCTGGACGTGACCGGCTTTGGCGCCGGCTGCATGACCACCTGTTGATACGGGCGAGGCCGAGCTGCGAGAGCTTGATCAAGCGGCGATGGCGCGACGACCTTTTGTCCTGATCTCCGTGCCTCTTGCGCCGCGGCCACACGGATTTCATGCTGGCGCTGTACGTGCCTTTTCATGCGCTCGCCGGGAGATACCTCCGGGTACTTCTCCTTGAGCAGCGTTGCGAGTCTGATCTCTTCGTCTCTGAACTCGGACTGGCGGTGTTTGATGCGCTCAATGTCGCTCCGGCAATTTTCGATCTGCACGCGCAGGCCGGCGAGCTGTTGCTCAATCAACGCTCGGTTTTTCGCAACATCCTCAGCCATGTCAGGGTGGGTTGGTGCTTCGGGTTCTGGTGCCGGGGGCGGAGGAAGCTCGAGGTTGTCCCGCCGAAAGTTTGGAGCGGCGGCAGCGACATCGTTGCGGGAGACGTCGCTGCCGATCGAAGCGGATAGGACGTCGAGGCGCGGGAGGCCGTTCTGCGTCCAGTGAGCGTTGTTCGCTGGGTCGAGTTGCCTAAGCGTCTCGATAAGTGTGTCCATTATCCGTCGCTCCTAGTTGTCGCCAACGTTGGTGAACACCAGCGTGAGAGAGCCGTTCACGATGATGTTGGCTGGCGTGGTGGTGACATCATGGTCGACATCGTCGACCAGGAAGTTCAAGAAAACATCGATCGCGGTGCTGGTACCGTCGAAGACAGCGCCGATCTCGGTTGCCGTGCTCTGAATGGCAACCGTGTCCGTCCCGGCAACCAAGGTGAAGGCTCCGGTTGGAATCAGATCCTGCTCGGTGGTCGCGAGCGTCGCATTGTTGCTCGCCACGACCGTCCCAACCGCGAGGTCGCCTGCGGCGTCATCATCGACACCAGCGGAAGACTTGGTGATGGTCAGCGTGCCGACAGCACCGTGGAATGTGATCAGGCCAGGATCGAAGTCGTAGATCTTCAGCCCGCCATAAGCGACGACGCCGGCTTCGTCAGTTAGCGCAATCGCTAGGTCTTTGAAGGTCAGTTTGACCTTCTTCTGCGCTCCGTGCTCGAGCCCGCCTTGCGGCTGAATCTGACGAGAGAGAGAGTAGGGCAGCCCATGTGGCATAACGAAACTCCTTGTCTGGCGGGGAGAGGCAGGTGCCCCTCCCCACGCTATGGGCTAAGCCTCGCGGGTCACCAAGCGGGCGATCTTGATCTGCTCCCGCTCGGGGAAGCGCCGGATCCAAGAAGCCGCGTCGGCCAGATTGTCGGTTGTCGCGGTGTTGTCCGGTCCGCCAGACGCAGCCGTGCCAACGTAGGCATGACCAGCCGGGTGCACGATCCATTCGATCCGGTTGTGCAAGATCTCCTGCCCGGCGCCGTTGCCGGCATCTTCCTCTCGCCGGACGGCTGTTGCGCGCCGCGGCGTACCGACGCCCCAACGAACCGCGCCGCCGCCAAGCATCCAGGTCTCATAGACGTCGGAAGCGTTCGGCAGCCCTTTGTCTTGAATGACCCTGCGCCCCAAAAACGTCGGCACGGCGGCCGCGTTCGGGTTGACCGCATCCGGCACGAAATCGATGAGATTGTTCTTCCTCATCGTGCCGTAGACGACCGGGTGCACGAACATGGCCCCCAAGTCTTCCTCGGCCTCATTCATGGTCGTAAGAGCGTCGATGAACCCAGCGCTGTTGAAGTTGGTGACGCCAGCGATGAAAGAGGCACCGGAGATGTCAGTGGTCAGGTCACCTTGGACGTGCTCGGTTCCACCAGGCGCAGCGTCATTATCGGCGAAGATGCCGTTCATGGAGGCGATGACAACGGCCTGCAAACGACGTGACCAGTAGTAACCCACACGGTTGCCGATCGATGCCATGGGATCGGAACCGGCGAGCGCCTGCGCCAAGTCCATGGTCGACCAGGATTGGTTGCGGGAAAGCCGAACGGCGATCTCGCTATCCGCCTGAGTCTTCTGCGGGGTTGCCAGTGTGGCCGGATTATCGGATGCGACATTCTCAGCAACGTTCGACAGATCGCGCCAGCTCGGCACGTTGAACGTGATACCGCCGCCGGCCAGGAACTCACTCAACAACGGGTCGACCGTGATCACACCAGTGGTGACCAGGTTGGCACGCTCCTCGGTGATCTGCTGGGCGTAAGGAGTGAATATTTCCGGTGTGACGACGTCGACTACTTGGGTATCCGCCATGGGGCATCTCCGCTATGGCGTTGCAGTCAGCCCGATTGCTGTTTCTGCGCGGCCGGCGGTGCGCCATGCCAAGAAGCCTCCGGGATCACCCCTTTGGAGACCTCCTACTGCCGGGTCAGTAGCGGCGGAGGGATCACCCCTCCGCGGCCACATCAAGTCGGCATCACCTCGTTAAATACACAAAGCAGTGCGGAAATCAACTTCAGGCAGCGCGGCCGCCCTTTTGCGCCTCGACGTCTTTCGGGTGGCGAACGATGTAAGGATTGTCCCCAGCACCAGCAGCTTGAGACAATCGCTTGGCCTCGTCCGGACCCTTTTCGTTGTGGATACGAGACTGCTCGCTCTTGTTCCAAGCTGCGCCAGGCATCCAGGGATTGTTGGTCGTATCGGGCCCGCCGGGCTCGCCCGGCTTGATTCCGGCGCCCGTCGTGTCCGGCCAGAGGAACGGCATCGTCTTCTTAGCCTCGGCGACCATCTGCGCCGGCGTAAGTCCAGGCAGGGTGTCGGAGCCGTCTTTGCGCACTGTCAAGAAACGGCCGTCCGCCTCCGACTTCTCGAACTGATCTAGAGCCTGGTTGACGAAGAACGGGATCGCTTCAGCTGGCATCTTCTCGGCAGTCGCCGCGGCATTCAGCTCGGTGCCGAGATCGCGCCGGGTGAGCTGTGTCTTGGTATTAGTAGCCTCTGTCTTGGCGGCGTCTCGTTCAGTGGTCAGGGCCTCGATCTGCCGGTTCAGGGGCTCGATCTGTAGAGCAACCTTGCGGTCGACCAACTCGTCGTACTTGGCCTGGTCGAACTTCTCACCGCCGCCAGCCTCGAGCTTCGTCTTGGCTTCCTCCAGCTCCACCATCGCCGCCTTGATCTCGTCCGGAGTCTTGCCGATCGTATCGAATGGCTTGAGCTTGTTGGCGGTTTCGGAGTGGGCAGTCCGTTCGGCCGCCAAAGCGTCGCTGACCTTCTTGAGGTCGTCCGCCGACGGTGCGCCCTCGACCTCGACAACCCACTTGCCGTCCTTTTCGACGTAGTGTGCCTTGAACTCCGCTGGCACTGCCTCTTGAGTGTCGTAGCTCGCTTTGAGGGCCATGATTGTCCACCGATCCGGTTGTAGATGATTCGTACCTAAGCCGGTGGAAGGCGGGATGCAAGGCTGGCCGTGGCTGCAGATAAAGCCAAAGCCTGCCTTGCCTTGCCTTGCCTTGCCAGATCTCGTCCAGCCATAACTCGACCGGGCTTGCCCTGCCTGCCGGGCCTGGCCGAGGTTGGGCCAGCCTCAACCCGACACGCCTAGCCTTGCCTGCCCTGCCACGTCCCGCCTCGCCCAGACCAGCCGTGTCGAGCCTTGCCCTGCCACGCCTACCGCGCCACGCCCATCCAGGGCGCGTCGTGTCTCGACATACCCCGACTCGCCTGCCCTGCCACGTCCCGCCGAGCCAAGACTTGTCAAGACCTGACTCGCCTGCCATGCCGCGCCTGGCCCAGACGCGCCGAGACCTGGCTAGTTCAAGGATGAAGATCGTCGCCTTCACCCTTATCGAGAACGCTCTCAATGGCCACAAAGAGAGGCTCCCAATCAGAGAACTCTTTGAAGTTCGCGTATTTCGATTGAAGTACGCCCAGATCGCGGATCAGGTGTTGCTCGTACAACCGACGCATCTCCGGATCTTCGATCATCGATCGCCACGGCACATAGTGCTGTCGTGGCTGGCCTTCCTCTTCCTCGATCTTGAGGTTGACGAAAGCGTCGGCGGTGCGGGTTTCTCCATTCTTCTGGATAACGATTTCAAGCGAGCGAACAACTTGGCGCGCCTGCCATAGGCGATGCTGCAGCGCTGCTGCTTTGTCGTCCCATTCGAATAACTCGTGGAACGGAGATTTTGATGATCGGGCATCCTCGACAACCAGATGGACGTCGCCCCCCATCCGATCAATTCGCTCGCCTACCACCTGGGCATCCGCGTTTCGCGTCTTGCCCTTCTTCCACCGATAGGCGGGCACGCTACCTTTCCTCCGCCGCCGATCTGATTTCGTATGTCCCATGCTCGCCGCTGCTCTCCGGGCTTCCTGGGCGCCAGTCACCGATCCCGATGGAATATCCGGCAATCTGAAGCAACTGAAGCGCCTGCTGGACCGTCGTCGCGCCTACATTCACCGTCAAGACGAACTCCGCCGACCATTCTGGGAAGAGCGCTCGATATCGAAGATCAGAGCCACCCTTCGGTAGACGAACATGCTGTTCATGCGGCTCCGGTGTTCCGAATATCGGTGCCAGCATCGATCCGATAATCGTGCTTCGAATTCGACAGTAGCCTTTTGCCGCCACCATTGTGATACCATCGACGTAACGACAGGCATCGATCATACCGGACTTAAATGCCAATACCGGGAAGCCTGGCGATCCATCTGGAAGGAGATACATCGAGTTTTGATAGTCGTCTCGCGGGTCTTTGGGCTCCCTCTTGCGGCTTCTGGTTTTTCCCATCTGCTTGTCGAGCATCTCCTTCTTTGCTTTTTCCGAAAACTTGTGCATGAGCAGCGGCGCGGTTCCGACCACACCGATGCGAAGCGTCACCAAATCGAGCGGTTTGATGATGATGCTCTTGACGTCTTTCGGATTTCGCTCAGTCTTTTTCGCAACCATGCCAACTCTCCTTGGCTGGTGAACGGAGGGTGCGCTTGGGCTCAAGCGTTCCCTCCAATCCTCTTTAAAGAACTTTTTGGGTAGCTACAATGGGGCTAGGGCGTGGCAAACGCTTCTGGTTCGCGCTTCATCAGGTCGTCGAGCCGATAGGGCTTGCCGGTGTTCTGGTCGACAAACCGATCGAGCTTCAGCTTGCCTTCGCGGAACAGCTTGGCCCGAGTTGGTCCAAGCACCTCGTCCTGGAAAGCTCTGCTCTGCGTCTTGAGCCATGGCTCGAATGTTGTCGTCGCCGGTACCGGACCGACCCGGGCCCGGACCTGCGAGCGCTTGAACTGGTCAAAGGCTCCCTTGGTCCCTCGCGGCAGGCGCGCTCGCTCCCGCACTGAACGAAGCCCCCTGCGGTCGGTGAACTCGTCCAGCAGCTCGCGCTCTGCCACGGGCTTGGCTGGCCGGTTGCCGAGCACGGAGCCATCGACCGATGGTACTCGGGTTGATCGGCAATTGACGTGCACGGGCGGAAACCGCCCCTTACCCACGGGGTAACGTTTCCCGTCGAGCGACGCACAGATGATGGTGGTCCGGCTGTCGAGTGTCGCGGTG